TATGCGAATGTTTCATGTGAGGGAGGTGTCAGATGCTGGTGTATTGCCTGCTCGATCGGAAGCTGTTGCAGTTTGGCCAGGGTCACCTGGTGGTAGAGCGGAATGATGAGGCGATTCGTAGGTCTGTAGTGGATGCTGTTCGTGGGAGCAGCTCGTTGATCGAGAAGCATCCCGAGGATTTCGATTTAATGTGCGTGGGTGAGTTCGACCAGGAGAGCGGCGCGCTGGTTGGCGCGTTACCGCGGTTGGTCGCGAACGTAGGTGATCTTTTGGAGGCGTTGAATGCCGCACGGTAAGCATAGGTCGGTGGATCCGACCCGGTTTGCGATGGTTCCGCGTAATGATGTGCGGCGGTCTGCGTTCGACATGTCGCACACGCACAAGACAAGCTTTAATGCTGGGTTGTTGGTTCCGGTGTTCGTGATGGATGTGCTGCCAGGCGATTCGATTCGCCTGGGGATGACGGCGTTTGCGCGGCTCGCGACGCCGATCGTGCCGGTGATGGACAATCTGTACTTGGAGTCGTTTTTCTTTTTCGTGCCGAACCGGCTGGTTTGGGAGAACTGGGCGCGGTTCATGGGCGAGCGGGCGAGCCCGACCGATACGACCAGTTTCCTGGTGCCGTACATGCCGATCGTGGCTGCGGATTGCGTGATCGGTGGTATGGTGGATTATTTCGGGATCACGGTGAATAATGGCGCGGGATCGGTGCTTGTGAATGCGTTGCCGTTCCGCGGTTACAACCTGATTTGGAATGAGTTTTTCCGTGACGAGGACTTGCAGACGCCGGCGACGGTGACGACGGGTGATGGTCCGGATTCGAACATTTATGTGCTGCAGCGGCGTGGTAAGCGGCATGATTACTTTACGAGTGCGCGGCCGTGGCCACAGAAGCCGTTGAATGTTGACATCCAGTCGTCGTTGCTGATGGGTGATCTGGTTCCTGGTCAGCGTATGCGGCGGCCTGAGGCCGGTGCTCCGGTGAGCGGTTTTGGTGTGCTGGCAGCGGAGGTGCCGACGACGGGTCCGACGACGTTCCGCGAGAGCGGGGGTCGGTCGGTTGCGTACGCGGAGCATTACGGCACGGATACGGATACGTTTTTCATGCGGGCGGATCCGACGACGGATTTTCCGGACGTGCGGGTGCTGATCAATGATATTCGTACGGCGAACTCGGTCCAGCTGTTGCTTGAGAAGAATGCGCGTGGAGGCACCAGGTATACGGAGCTGGTGCGCGCGCATTTCGGTGTGGTGAGTCCGGACGCTCGGTTGCAGCGGCCGGAGTTCTTGGGTGGTGGTCGTGCGAATGTGACGGTGAATCCGGTTGCGCAGACGTCGGCGAGTGGTGCGACCGGTACGTCGACGGTGCTGGGCGAGCTCGCAGGGATCGGTACTGCGATTGCGAGCAACCATGGGTTCTCTTCGAGTTTCACGGAGCATGGTTTTATTATCGGGTTGATTTCGGTGCGTGCGGATTTGACGTACCAGCAGGGAATCAATCGCATGTGGTTTCGGCGGACGCAGTACGATCATTTCTGGCCGTCGCTGGAGAATTTGGGCGAGCAGCCGATTTTGTCCAAAGAGATTTATTGTGACGGGGATTCAGCGAATGACGACTCGGTGTTTGGGTACCAGGAGCGGTGGAGCGAGTACAAGTATCTGCCGAGTCGCATTTCGGGTGCGTTCCGCTCTTCGACGGCGACTCCGTTGGATATGTGGCATTTTGCGCAACAGTTCAGTTCGCGGCCTTTGCTGAACGCGAATTTCATTCAGGAGGCGCCTCCGGTCGATCGAGTGCTGCAAGTGGAGACAAACGACGGCGAGGAGTTCCTGCTGGATGCGATGTTCAATATCCGCGCGGTGCGGCCGATGGCGATGCATTCGATACCGGGTCTTGGTGGTAGGCTGTAATGCCGATCGGTCCGGTTGGTGCCGCTTTGATTAGCGCAGGCTCTTCGATTGTGTCGAACATTTGGAACGCTCGGGAAGCGGAGCGGAATCGTCGCTTCCAGGAGCGTATGAGTTCGACGGCGCATCAGCGTGAGGTGCGTGACCTGCAGGCGGCTGGAATCAATCCCATGTTGTCTCGAATGGGTAGTGGTGCGACGACGCCTGGTGGCGATCGTGCGCAGATGGAAGATCCGGCGCCTCGTGCGATTTCGAGCGCGTTGGCTGTGCAGCAGGCGCGGGCAAATATAGAGTTGACCCGGCGTCAGGCGGAGCTGGCAGCGACGCAGGCCGGTGATATTCGAACGACCTGGTCGTCAGGTCGTGGTGAGCTGTTGCAGCAGCAGGTGGCTGCGGGTGCGTTGAATCTCGCGCAGATGCGTGAGGCGTTGCCGATAGCCTTGGAAAGGGCGAGGGAAGAGGTGAAGCTGACGAGCTCGTCAGCCCAGGCGGCGCGTGCGCGAGCCGTCCTGGACGAAGCAGCGGCTGCTGGTGCAGAGAATTTGGAAGCGTTCGAGAAGCGGATTGGTGAGAAGGGTCCGTGGGTGCGGACCCTGTTCCAATTGCTGAAAGCGATTAGGAGGTAATATGATGCGAGAGATACGGGTTCTGGGTCAGTATGACCCGAAGGTTGTGTCTGAGGCTCTGGAGACGGAGCCAGGGACGGAGATGCTGACGCAGCAGCATTTCGCGGAAGAGACGGATATCAATACGATCGTCCGTCGGTTTGGAATAACAGGCGAGATGCCTGCGGGTGTGCCTGGTGGTGTGTTTGGTGATTTCACGGGTGTGAGTGACTATGAAACGGCTGTCGCGAGGGTGGAACGAGCGCAGGCTGGTTTTCTCACGCTGCCGGCGTCGGTGCGTGAGAGGTTTCGGAACGATCCTGGTATGCTTATCGAGTATGCGCAGGGCGTTCCGTTTGAGCAGCTCGAGGCAGAGCTGCGGGCTCAGGCGGCGCCAGTGGTGGCGCCGGTGGTGGCTCCAGTCGTGGATTCGACGGGAGCTTGATGCCGATCGGTCGAGGCGAAGTAGCGGGCGAGGCCGCCTGCATGAACAATCTTCTCGAGCAGCTCCTTGAGGAGCTGGTGCTCATCCGCCAGATCATGGAGCAGAACCAGGCGGCGACGGCAAAGCGCGATGCGCTCCTGGAGCAGTTCACGGCGACGCTGATGGGCGCGATCGCAATGAATGCGATCCCCACGGTCGACCAGCAGCGTCGACCAGCAGGTATTTAAGACGTCGCGAAGGCGACGTAACCGCCGGTAGGCGGAATTATTGACCCGGTCGAAAGATCGGGTCTTTTTTTTGACGCGTGTAAACGCCTGGCTCGTGGTCGAGCCTGGCGTGCGTCTCCGATTCACGATCGTGGTCGCGGCTGAGGATAAACGTGCGTGCGCATGCGCTTGCGTATGTGCGTGCGCGATAGATCTGCTGGCCGCTTCTACGGAGTGATCGGTAGGGTAATGTATATATATGTACTATTAGCTGTGCTAATTGTTTTCCCCCCTGGTGAAGGGGGGTAGGGGGGTTGGCGCGCGTTTTGCACGCGCGCGTGTGCACACGGTGTGTCTTGGTTACTGTGTGCTGACTGACACCAACTATTGTTTTAGGTGTGGTCAGTCTGTATTTTGGGTTCACCTTTTAGAAAAGGGGAGGTATGCGTCGTCCTGTGAATAAGGCGAAGTCCGCAAGGAGCTTTCGTAAGAACGCTCGGAAAACCAAAGCGCTCAATTTGGCGCGCCCAGGACGTGGTGGTTTTCGGTTGTGAGTTGTTTCCATCCGCTGCCCGCTCATCGGAATGCTGAGTCGGGTGCGGTGTTTATTGGCAGGCATTTGCCTGATCGTGCAGGGGAGTCTCCGGAGTCGTTGGAGCTCCCCTGTGGTCATTGTACGGGATGCAAGCTGGATCGATCGCGTGCGTGGTCGATCCGGTGCATGCATGAGGCGCAGCTCTACGACAGTAACGTCTTTGTGACGCTGTCGTATGAGGATAAGTTTTTGCCGAAGTCGTTGTCGCTTGAGTATTCGGATTTCCAGGGATTCATGAAGCGGCTGCGAAGGAAGGTGCCTGGTGTTAGCGTTTGCCCGAATGGGTCGCGGAGTGTGCGGTTTTTCGCTGCGGGCGAATATGGTGAGCGGTATCGGCGGCCGCATTGGCATGCGATTCTCTTTAATGTGGGATTCGCAGATTCGGTATCGTACTGTAACGATACGGCTCGGTCGGCTCTTTGTGAGTCTCTCTGGGGTCGTGGGAACGTTGTCCTTGGACGAGTCACTGCGAGCTCGGCAGCTTATGTTGCTGGCTACACATTGAGCAAGCGGTACGGTAGGTCCTCAGAGGAGCATTATGAAGACGTTGTGGATTTGGCTACGGGTGAAGTTTCAAAGCGGCGCCCGGAGTTCTGCCAAATGTCAAGAGATCCAGGTATTGGCGCCTGGTGGTACGAGCGTTATGCGCGTGACCTTTTTCCAAAGGATCATGCGGTGGTTGACGGTGCAGCGTGGAAGGTTCCGTCGTATTATTGGCGCAAGTTTCAGGATGGCGGCCTCGCCAGTGATGTTGAAGCTGTGGCCCTGGCTCGTCGCAAGCGTGCCCGGGCTGTTCCTTTCGAGGAAAATAGCGAGCGTCGGCGTAGTGATCGAGAAGTGGTTGCGCAGTCACGGTTGAAGACGTTTTCAGAACGGAGGCATTGAATATGGGT